GGCGCCAAGTCAAATTTTTACGAGCGCGAGTTTTGGAATTTTTTTTGTTGGGGGTCACATGGGGTTGCGAGGTCCTAAGCCGCAGTCCAATGTGATCAAGTTGCTGCGCGGGAACCCTGGGCGGCGCGCGATCGACCTGTCGGATGGCGTGCAGCCGCTGGTTGCCGTTCCGGATGCGCCGCGACATCTTTCGAAAGAGGCGCGCAAGGAATGGCGGCGGATCACCGTCGAGCTCGAAGAGCTTGGGCTGATCAGTCGCCTCGATCGGGCCGCGCTGGCGATCTACTGCCAGACCTGGGGCCGCCTGGTGTTGGCCGAGCAAGCGCTCGAAGCCAAGCGCCGCGCGGCCGAAGAGCAGGGCGAAGACCAGGCGGATGCCGTATTCGTGCAGCGCACGCCGACTGGCTTCATGCGCGAGTCGGCTCTGCTGCGCATCGTTGGGAAACTGCAACAGGATTGCGATCGCTATCTGGCGTCGTTCGGCATGTCGCCGTCGTCGCGCTCAAAAGTCAAGCCGTCCGAGAACCGACAGGCCGATCTCTTTCAAGAGGCCGCGCCTGATCAATGGAGTGCCCTATGAACTTTGCAGACGCGTGCACGCAGTATGCGCGTGACGTAGTGGACGGCCGCATCGTCTCCTGCAAATGGCACCGGCTCGCTTGTGCGCGCCACCTCAAGGATCTCGATCGCGTCGGCTCCGCTGGCTTCCCCTACGTCTGGAATCCAGAGCTGACCGATGCCGCCGGCAAAGCCTACCGGCCCGCCGAGCGGATCTGCACCTTTGCCGAGCTGATGCCGCACATTAAGGGCGACTGGGCGGCGCGTGGCCAGCTGATCAAGCTCGAAGCGCCGCAGGTCTTCGTCCTCGCCAGCATCTTCGGCTGGGTGCAGCGTGACACCGGCAAGCGCCGCTTCCGCAATGCCGATCTCTTCGTGCCGCGCAAGAATGCCAAGAGCACCCTGGCGGCCGTCATCGGCCTGTACATGCTCTCGATCGACGGCGAGTTCGGCGCCGAAGTCTATTCGGGTGCCACATCCGAATACCAGGCGCTGGAAGTCTTCCGTCCCGCGCTGCTGATGGCCCGCGCCACGCCGATCTACCTTGAGCGCTACGGCGTCAGCGCCAATGCCTCCAACCTGGCGGTCGTCAATACCAACTCCAAATTCGAGCCGGTGATTGGTAAGCCGGGCGACGGTGCCAGCCCCAGCTGCGCCATCGTCGATGAGTACCACGAGCACAAGACGCCGGATCTTTACGACACCATGAAGACCGGCATGGGCGCGCGCTCGCAGCCGCTCCTACTGGTCATCACCACCGCCGGCACCGACATCGGCGGCCCGTGCTACCAGCACCAGGTGGAGCTGCAGAAGATCCTCGAAGGCGTCGTCGACAACGACCAGCGCTTCGGCATCATCTTCACCATGGATAAGGGCGATGACTGGACCAGCGAAGCCGCCCTGATGAAGGCCAACCCGAATTTCGGCATTTCGGTCGATGCCGACTTCCTGCGGCAGCAGCAGATCGAAGCCAAATCCGACCCGCGCAAGCAGAACGTCTTCAAGACCAAGCACCTCAACATCTGGTGCCAGGCCGCGTCGCCCTGGCTCAACCTGCATCACCTGCAGCAGGCCGGCGATCCGGCGCTTGCGCTGGAGGACTTCCGCGGCGAAGAGTGCGTCGTCGGCCTCGACCTGGCCAGCAAGCAGGACATCGCCAGCGCCATGTTCGAGTTCAAGCGCCAGATGGACGGCGAAACCCACTACTACGCCATTAGCCGCAACTATGTCCCGCAGGCCGCCGTCGACAAGCCGGAGAACGCCCACTACCAGGCCTGGGTCAACAGCGGCCACCTGATCGCCACGCCCGGCAACATGATCGACCTCGAGCAGATCCAGGACGAGCTGTTTGCCGCGTCCGAGGTCGTCGTCATCCGCGAGGTTGCCAAAGACCCCTGGGGCGGCCAGCAGCTTGGCGCCAACCTGGCCAAAGAGGGTTTCCAGGTCGTCGATATTCCACAGCAGGTGCGCTACCTCAGCGAACCGATGAAAGACCTGCAGGCCCTGGTCGATGCCGGCCGCTTTCACCACGACGGTAACCCCTGCTACGTCTGGCAGATGTCGAACGTCGAGTGCATCGCCGACCGCAACGAGAACATCTTCCCGCGCAAGCAGCGCGCGCAAAACAAGATCGACGCCGCCGTGGCCACCATCCTCGCGCACAACCGCAGCATGGTGGTAGAGCCAGAGTCGCACTCTTTCTGGGAAAGCGAGACCGCTTAAATGGCTTTCACCTTTTGGCCTTGGTCGCGCAAAGCAAATGAAGACGGCAGCATTCGCCGCGCTGTCGATCTGTTCAATGCGCTGTTCGGGGGCCGCTCCACCAAAAGTGGCGCCAGCGTCAACAACACCACCGCGCTTGAAGTAACCGCCGTGCTGTCCTGCGTCCGTGTCATTGCCGAAGGTATTGCCCAGGTGCCGCTCAAGCTCTACCAGGAGCGGGGCCGCAACCTGACGCCAGCGGTAGATCATCCACTGTACCGCCTGCTCCATCGCAAGCCCAATCCCTGGATGTCGTCGTTTGAGCTGCGCGAAACGCTCGCCATTCATGCCGCATTGACCGGCAACGCCATCGGCTTTGTCAACCGCATGCCAGGTACCGGCCGTATTCTCGAAATCGTTCCATTCCGGCCGCAAGACGTCGAGATCAGGCGTGATCCAATGGGTATGCCGGCCTACACCGTCACCGGCACCGACGGCAGCCGGCGCGACATTCCGCGCAGCGCCATCTGGCACTGGCGCGGCCCAAGTTGGGACGGCGTTGCCGGCCTGGAAATCGTCAAATACGCCCGCGAAGCCATCGGCCTCGCCATGGCCACCGAAGAAGCCCACGCTGGCTTGCACAAGAATGGCGCCCGCATCAGCGGTGTGTATTCCGTGGAAGGCACGCTGAACGCCGAGCAGCACAAGGCGCTCACCGGCTGGATCGAGAAATCCTATGGTGGCGCGGCCAATGCCGCGCGCATCATGTTGCTCGATCGCGCTGCGAAATTCACCCCGCAATCCATGACCGGAGTGGACGCACAGCACCTTGAAACGCGGCGGTACCAGGTAGAAGAAATCTGCCGCGCCTTCCGTGTGCAGCCCATCATGGCCGGCTACTCCGACAAGGCCACTACCTACGCCAGCGTCGAGCAGATGCTCATCGCGCACGTGGTGCACACCCTCGCGCCCTGGTACGAGCGCATCGAGCAAAGCATCGATTGCCAGATCCTGACCGACAAGGATCTTGACCAGGGCTACTACGCCAAATTCACCGCCGAAGGCCTCATGCGTGGTGCCTTCAAGGACACGGCCGAATCACTCGCCAAGCTCACCACCAACGGCATCCTGACGCGCAATGAAGCACGCGCCAAGCTCGAATACAACCCGCTGGCCGGGCTGGATCAACCCCTGACCCCGATCAACCTGACGGGCGATCCCGACCAGGCCCGCGCCAACGAGGCCGCCGCAAAATCCGACGACGCCCTTGCCCTGCAGGGTGTCATCGCCACCCTGGCCGCGCGCCCGGTGCCGGATGTCAAGAACTACCTGACCGTGCAGCCTGCCGCCATCGATGTCAAGGCCGGCGACACCCACGTCACCCTGCCGGAAGGCTGCATCCAGCTCGATGCCACGATCAACACGCCGGACATCAAGACTGGCGACACCCACATCAGCCTGCCCGAGGGGTGCATCCAGCTCGATGCCACGATCCACACCCCAGACATTAAGGCGGGCGACACCTACATCACCGTGCCGCCGGCGGCAGACCCGCCGACGGAAATGAGCATGCACATCCTCAGCATGCCAGCGCGTGAGACCCAATCGCGCGTCGAGCGCGACGCCGATAAGAACATTACCCGCACCACCCAGATCGAGAAAGACAAGGAGTAAGTCATGTCCGCATCAAACGCCACCGAAAACGACGTCCTTGAAATGCTCTGCAAGGGCACCGATCCCTCCTGGCGCGCTGGCGCCACCGGCTATTGGGCGCTATTCACCGGCGACCCCGGCGAGTCCGGATCGCTGGCGGCCGAATGTGCCTACACCGGCTACGCCCGCGTCGCGCAGACCAAATCCAGCGCCTGGACGGACAACGGCAGCAGCTTCGTCAATGCCGCGCTGGTGCAATGGGGGCTTTGCACGGCCGGTACGGAAACGGCCACACACTTCGCCTGGGTCGATACCCCCAGCGGTGCGGTCGGCATGATGGTATCCGGCGCGCTGACGGCTTCGCTGGCGATCAGTGCCGGCATCCGCCCGCAAGCGGATGCTGGCGAACTGGAACTGACGGCCAACTGATCATGGGCATGGTGCGCTATACCTGCACCGCCTGCGGCCTGATTACGCGGGTCGAAGAGGGTCAGGATCACATCGCCTGCGCCTGCGGTGCGCCGTATGACGTGCGGCGCGAGGACGATGCGCCGGCCGATCCGGCGCCAGGGGGCGAGTGATGCGTACCGCCGATCTCGTCAATGCGGCCATCGCCGGCCAGCGCAAGTTCGCCAGCTTCGTCAAGACGCCCTCGCAAACCACCGCGAGCGGCATCTGGTTCGACCTGAGCATGTCGCCGGGCAACCCGGTGCCGCAATACTTCTTCGCCGCGCCGCTGGTGGCGCAGGCCATGGCGCGCAGCACCGACGGCGGGCTGGATCACGGCGGCCATGACGCCGGCTACCAGAAGTTCCTGCACAAGCTGCTGTTCCAGGTAGTGACGGCTACCGCCGCGCCGCTGGCCTTGCGCCTGCTCGATTACCTGATGTTCTATCCCGGCGTGGCCATGGACGTGGGCACGCAGGATCTGACCACCTTGATCAGCCTGCCGCGTCAAGTACCCGGCCAGGAAGGGCGCGGCGTGCAGATCATGGCCGTCGAGCAATCCAGCTACGTGGGCGGCGCCACCTTCCGCCTGACTTATACCAATCAGGATGGCGTCGCCGGCCGCGTCACGCCGACGGTGACCTGCAACACGCAGATCGTCGCCGGCACCATCGCCACCAGCGCCACCGCCACGGCGGGCTGCACCGGTCCATTCATCCCGCTGGCTGATGGCGATTCCGGCGTGCGCAGCATCGAGCAGGTCGAGTTCCTGACCGGCGATGTGGGCCTGCTGGCCCTGGTGCTGGTCAAACCCATCGCGCGCTGCAACGTGTATGAGATCACCGCCCCGGCCGAGTGGGATTTTCTGCTGGAGTTCGGCTACCTGCCGGACATTGCCGACGACGCCTATCTGAACTTCATCGCCAAGCCGGTCGGCACGCTCGCCTCGGCGCCGATCGCGGGCGACATCACAACCCTTTGGAGCGCCACAGCATGAGCGGATTCACGTCCTTCGACAACATGGTCAACCAGGTGTCGGCGCTCAAGAAGCGTTGGCACGCCACTGGCTGCAAGCAGTTCAACCCGACGGCGGCGGCCGTGGCAAACGAATGGCACACGCTGTTTCGCGGCGGCGGCTACCCGCAGGCCGACGCCATCTTCGACGCCGGCACCAACCTGCAATTCCAGAGCGTGTGCGACCTGACCACGAACGCCGGCTGCATATATCACGGTGGCAACGTCGGCGCCGCGGGCGATGACTACAAGACGCTGATGGCGGCCGTGGCCAACACGGCAGCGGCAACCGTAGTGCCTGGCACGCTGATGCTGGTGGATCTGCTCGGCTTCCATCGCGTGACGACTGTCACGACGACCACGGAACAGGCCACGGTCAACTCCAACACCTTCACCGCGTCAAGTTCGTCCGGCCTGCTGCTGACATTCGCCAATGACTGGCAGAATTACACAAAGGTGCGATTTACCAACAGCGGCGGCGCACTGCCGACAGGCTTGACGGCCGGCACCGATTACTGGCTGGTGCGCGTATCAGCCACGACGGCGCGCGTCGCCACCAGTTTCGCCAACGCCATCGCCGGCACAGTGGTGGCCTATACCGACGCCGGAACCGGCACCCACACGCTGACCTGCCGCCTGCCGCGCTATTCGGATGGCGCAGGCGTTCAGGCGATCTTTTTCAACCCGAGCGCCACCGCGCTGGGCGCCGGTACGCCCGGCCTCGCGCTCAACTACACCAACAGCGCCGGCACCGCCAGCCGCGCTACCCCAACATCGCCCAGCCTTCCGATCGGCAAGACGGCCGCGACGAACAGCCACATTCTTTATTCCGGTGCGACGGGCGCCGGGAAAATGGGGCCGTTCCACCCGCTGAGTGGCGCCGATGCCGGCATTCAGTCGATCCAGGGTATTCGCAACAACACCACCTACACCAGCGGCAGCTATGCCGTGGCCATGGTGCAGGAACTCGGCCGCATCCCGCTCAATGTGCTGGGGCAGGACACGGCCATGGATTTCACCAGCAACTTCGCCAGCTTCCCGCCGGTGTATGACGGTGCCGCGCTGTACTGGCTGTGGAAATCCGGCGTCGCCACCCCGGCCAACAGCGCCTTCGACTTCGACCTGATCTTCGGCTGGAACAGCTAAACCGTGGGCGTGATCGGCAACTTCGCGCGGCAGAACTACGGCGCCGTGCGCTTCAATGGCGGCGGCGCGCTGGCGCTGACGCGCGGCAACCTGGCCCGCGCCCGGCCCGGCTTGTGGCGCAACGCCATGCACCGAGACGGGCAGACCGAAGCCATTGACCTAATGGCCATGCCGGACGGCGCCTACCCGCGCCTGGCATGGCGCCTGCCGATCACGGCCGGGCGCATCAGCGGCATCGGTGGCGCAGCGGTCACGGTCGACGCCAGCGCCACGCTGGAAAAGGGCGTGCCGATCAGCGGCACGGCCGGCATCGAGATCGCCGCCAACGGCACCGGCGGGCTGATTGTATCGGTCGCCGGCAGCATCGCCCTGGCGATCGACGCCAACGGCACGCTGTTCGCTTCCAAGCAGGTCGCCGGCACGGCCGGCATCGACATCGACGCCGCCGGGGCGATATGGGGCACCGGCGAGTTTTCCGCGACGGCCGGCATCGAGATTGGCGCGTCGGCCACGCTGATCGGCATTGGCACCATCGCCGGCAGCACCGAAGAATCCGGCCTCACCGTGCCGGGCATCGTCAATGCCGTATGGGGCGCCGTGGCCTCCGAGTTCAATGAATCCGGAACCATGGGCAACAAGCTCAACACCGCCAGCAGCGGCGGGGTTGATCTCGGCGCGCTGGCCGACGCCGTGCGCACCGAGCTGGGCGTCGAGCTGGCCGCGGTGCTGGATGTCTGGCGCCGCCACGGCCTCGACATCGCCGCGCCCTTGACGCAAACCGCGACCGCCATCACGGCCGGCGACATCGACCTGGCCATTACCGGCGATCCGGATGTAAGCGTCACCGTTACCCGCCAGCCGTAAATCTCCCGTGTCACTGAATCCACTGACCATTGCGCACCTGGGCATCGGCCGCCGGCCTTTGGTCGCCGCGCTGCTCGGCATATGGGATGAGCTGATGGAGGTGCTGGCATCCGCCTCCGGCGGCGGCAAGGCCATCCCGAAACCGCGCCCGCGCCGCCCCTGGGTGGTTCCCGCGCAATTCATCAAAGTGCCCTCGCGCCGCCGTGACGAAGAGGCGCTGCTGCTGCTCGGCGCCTTGTAAAGCCTTTCCCCTTAACCGCTTTACGCGGGGCGCGGTTTCATGCGGACATCCTCAAAGGAGGCCGCATGGCAAAACAGATTAAACCCGGCAGCACCGCGCACCGCGCC